GCCCTTTGGTGCAACGCATGTATAACGACCCCATTGTAAGGGCGTATATCAGCGACCTTCAAAAAGAAGTCGCAGCACATCGCCTGATTAATGACCAGTGGGTCGAAAACCAGATTCTAAGGAATATGCCGAAACTACTGGGAGAAGAGCCCATAGATATCGTTACGTCAAAGGGCTGCCACATAAAACAAAAAAAATACCACGGGGCAGAACTCGTGGCACTGTTTAAGCACTTCGGCGGACAACAGGAAAATAGGGGTGCGCAGGGCGGCGGAGTTAATGTGCAAATCAACTTCGGAGATATCCTCTCCAAGCCCCCGAGCGTAACTGTCAATATGGACGACGACGATGCGTGATTATCGGGTTAATAAGAACGTCCAGCTACCTAATGGCTGGTTCCCGATGAGTCACCAACGGGAATTCTTCGATTACCTGTTTGAGAACGGAGGATTCCCAGATAAGAAAAGGGCGTTTCTCACGTGGCACCGTCGCGCGGGTAAAGACTCCTGTAGCATTAATGCCCTTGCCATTTGTTCGCAACTTAGAACAGGTACATATTGGCATCTGCTTCCTACACTCAACCAAGGGAGGAAAGTCGTATGGAATGGTATTGACGGTAGCGGCCGGCGAATTATCCACCAAGCCTTTCCCAAAGACCTCATAGAAGTGAGTAACGAGAATGAAATGAATTTGAGGCTACGAGGCGGGAGTTTTTATCAGGTAGTGGGCAGTGATAATTACAATAGCCTCGTAGGTTCAAACCCCATCGGCGTAATCTTCTCGGAATGGGCGCTCTCTGACCCCGCCGCATGGGACTTTGTTCGACCCATCCTTTTGGAGAACAAGGGCTTTGCAGCCTTCATTACTACGCCACGCGGAAAGAACCATGCATATAAGCAGTGGAAGCAGGCACGTAAGCCCGGTTCCAATTGGTTCACGTCTACCAAGTCCATTAGGGATACGTTCCGTAACGACGGCACGCCGATTATCACTGAGGAAGATATCGAGTCTGAGCGGCAAGAGGGTGTGGCAGAAGAGATTATCGAACAGGAATATTATTGCTCATGGGAAGGCATTAACTTCGGTTCGATTTATGGTAGGCAACTGGGCAAGGTAGAGCACCAACAGATTGACTTTGACGAACCATTCATCCCCGACCTTCCGGTATTCTCCGCGTGGGACTTGGGCCATTCCGATGCAACCGCCATATGGTTCTACCAGATCGTGAATGGCGAGGTACATATAATCCACTTTCTGGAAGGGACCGGACGCGATGCAGACGACTGGCTGGATGAACTGGAAACACTACCGTATGCTCTGGGAACACCGGCACTCCCCCACGATGCCAAAAACAAGACCTTCGCTACCAAGCTTTCCGCCCGCGAAAGGTTCATGCTCCGGGGGCTAATGCCCTATATCGTCCCTAATATGTCGGTCGCCATGGGCATCCAAGCGGCGCGTGCATTGATCCCCTCAGTATGGTTTAATACCGCCAGTAAGGCGGTCGAAAAGGGGCTGGAACATCTGGAAGCCTATCACTATGAATGGGACGAAGAGGCTAAGGTTTTCAACAGCACGCCCGCCCATGACGAACACTCCCACCCGGCAGATGCCTTTAGAATGTTGGCCCTGTCCAAGAACGTAACCGAGCAGTGTAACAAGAACCGTCGCACGGTTGCAACCTCCCCCAAGTATTTCCATACCCCGCTGGGCCGTGCCCTGAACCTGGAAAACCTCTGGCAAGACCGCAAGGATCGCAATAACCGGAGAGTCTAAAATGGCTGATAAGCAGGTAGAAAAGAACCCTTGGCCGACTAGACTCAATTCGTGGAACGAGTTTAGCCGCAAATTCCATGAGCGGGGAACCAAGATAGAAGCACGCTACGAGGATGACCGGGAAGCGATGGGGCAAGACGACCCCAGTTCCCTAGGCGGGCAGTATAAGAGAGTCAACCTGTTTTACAGCAATACAACGATCCTCAAAGAAAGCCTCTATAACAGCCTTCCGAAGCCCGACGTTTCGCGCCTGCATAAAGGCGAGTTCGATGATGACCCTTCTCGCGTCGCGGCATTGATCGTACAGCGCGGCCTCACTTACGAGGTTCACTGCGCCAAGTATTTCGATGAGGGAATGAAGTCTGCCATATTGGATAGACTGGTCCCCGGCATGGGTACGGTTTGGATGACGTTCAAACCCCCGGAAGCCAATAGGCCGGAAGAAATAACGGTCGATTTCGTACACTGGAAAGACCTAGTATACGAACCCCGGCGCAAGTGGGAAGAGTGCATGTGGGTTGGCCGCAAGCTGCATCTGGATCACGATGAGGCTAAAAAGCGGTGGGGCGATAGAGTGGCGGAAATGCCCACTCAAAAGAACAACAATTACATCATTGCCCCGGATCTGATTGACAAGGGCAAGGTTTGCGTTATCCAGATGTGGGACAAGGCGAAGAAGGAAGTCCTGCATTTGACGGAACAGGGCACGATTCTGGACCGGGTTAAAGACCCCTATCAACTGAACAACTTTTATCCCTGCCCGAAACCTCTGATTGCGTCGCCTCCGACAAGTAAATTCCTGCCGCTACCTGACTATTACATGGCGCAGGACCAATATACGCAAATGGATACCCTCTACGCGCGTATGTCGCTCATTGTAGAGGCTTGCAGAGTCGCTGGCGTGTACGATGCAGCACAGCCCGAGATAGGGCGGATGCTTTCCGGCACCGAAAACAAGCTAATTCCGGTCGATAACTGGGCGATGTTTGCCGAAAAGGGTGGCGCCAAAGGCACAATTGACTGGTTCCCGGTTGAAACCATTACCGGAGTGCTACAACAGCTAGTCGCAACGTATGGATTCTTGAAAGATCAGCTTTTTGAAGTTACGGGTATGGCGGATATCATTCGCGGCTCGTCAAATCAATACGAAACGCTAGGCGCGCAGCAGATCAAAGCGCAATTTGCCTCAGTTCGCATGACGGCATTGCAACGGGACACCGCTTTCTTTGTCCGTGACACTCTGCGCATCATGGCAGAGCTAATGTGCCAACTCTACAGCGATGAAAAGCTGTCTATGGTATGCGGACAACTGCCGATGGACGATCAGCCATTCGTTCAGCCCGCAGTTCAGATACTTCGGGACGATTTTCAGACAAAATACAACATTGACATTGAAGCGGATTCGCTCACGCAAGCAGACTGGGCACTGGAACAGTCCCAGCGCATGGAATTGACGCAAACTCTATCGCAATTCCTCACATCGGCTGTTCCTGCCATTGAAAGTAACCCTTCATTGGCTCCGCTGATGATGCAAATTCTCAAATTCTCCCTTGTTGGATTCAAGGGCAGTGCGGAACTGGAAGGGGCACTGGATCGGGCCATGACAGCACTGGAACAGGCTGGCGGAATGCCCGAAAAACCGGACCCGGAAGCTGCAAAGGCACAAGCGGAGCAGCAAAAGATGCAAATGGAAATGCAAATGGCCCAGCAAAAGCAGGCTGGCGATCTTCAGCTTGCGCAGCAAAAGGCGGCGCTGGAAATGCAACTAAAACAGCAGGAAATGGGCCTAAAGCGCGAAGAGCATCTAATGGAAATGCAGATGGCCCGCGAAAAGCACGAACAAGAGATGCAATTCGAGCGTGAAAAGTTCGTTATTGAGTCTCAGCGTGAGGCCATTCACGGCGCACAGGAAATGGCGCAGAATCAGGAGCGATTTGAGCATGAGAGATTGCAGGATGATGTGCGCCTAGGTTCTGAGCTACGAGACAATGAGCAAAGAACGTCGGCAGAAGTGCAGGCCAAGAAACAGCTAGCATCGGCAGTGCCGAAACCAAAGCCAACCAACCCGAAGGGGAAGTGAAATGGGATTCCTCAAGAAGCTGAAAAAGGTAATCAAGAAGATCGACCCCATTGGGTCGAAAATCCACGAAAAAACCGGAGGAAAACTCCATGCTGCTGCTAGCAAGGCTATGGGCACAGGTGTCTTGGGCAAGCTATCGAATCTGGACCCTGTTACGAAAGCCGTTCGTCGGTCCTCATTAGGGAATGCCCTAAGAGGCATGGGAGAACTCAATCCTATGCCCGGAATGCAGGCCCCTCCCGTGGCTCCGGCTGCGCCTCCTGTTGCTCCTACTCCGGCCCCTGCTATGGCTGGGCAGATGGCCCCTCCTATGGCCCCTCCCCCGATGCCCATGGGGAATACTGGCGTAATGCCGCCGGGAATGGGCGCTCCGGCCCCTATGGGTCCAATGGGTGCCCCAGCCGCGCGTGGCGCTGCTTTGCGTGGTTTCGGTGGCGGCGGAAATCGCAGGATGGGTGGAGGCTATTAAATGCCGTACAAGTCGGAAAAACAGGAGCGGCTTATGCGTGCGGTGGCTCATAGCCCGAAGTTTGCAAAGAAAGTCGGGATTCCGCAGTCGGTAGGCCGCAAATTTGAAGGTCACAAGAACCCTAAAGCGAAGGCTTTGCGGGGGTACTAATGATCTATCCCTATAAGTGCAGCCGATGTGGGCAGGAATATGAAAGAATTTGCTCATTGGACGAATACAACCGCAATCCGGGGCTATATTGCCTATGCGGGGCCTCTATGGATCGGG